CTCAATGGGCTGGAACGACCGACCAAGCACTTTACAAACACCACAATCGGGGCAAGTAATACTTGACGGGGCTACAGTTTCCCCGTATAATAGAGCCTTATGTCTACACCTGATGAAACCCTAATAAAAGCGTTATTAGCGGTCGCAAAAAACTGCGACGGGGCTAACACGAACGACGGAAAAGGGTTCAGCGGAACGGACAGCAAGTTTGGCAAGCAGTTGGCTGGTCTGCCCCCAGAGGCGTGGACAGAGCCACTACAGCGTCAAGCGTGGGAAATGCTACACAAGTATCGTGGGCAAATCACCGCCGCCGGTCTTGATTACGATTCAATCCCAGAGCCACCAGACGGCAAGAAGTCAAAGGACATACGAGCCATTGACCTAAAGGCTGGCAAGGTGATGGTCTTTATCCCCTACGGCGACATTGCCTATCCCAAGAGCGCACTAAGCGCAATATGGAATCGTGACCTACGAGGCTGGCAAGTATCACCAAGCAAGTATGGCGTGGTTCAGGCGTGGGCGAAAAGGTTTGATGTTCCAATCACCGACCGTGCCAAAGCCGTTCTAGAGCAAGCCGAGCCACCGTCACAGCCAGACTACATGGGGACTGTGACATTGGAACACGGACACCTCGTAGTGAAGTTTGATTACAACCCATCACTGCTGGACGCTATCCGCACTATCCCCAGCCGACGTTGGAACGCCGAGCATAAAGAGTGGATACTGCCCAAAGAGAGTATCGGTTCGGTTCGCAAAATCGCTAACGAGTTCAACCTGTTTATGTCGCAAGACGTAAAGGGTCTGCCCGAAATGGATGTCCAAGACGGTGTGCTGATTCGTGTGACGAACGGACATTTCGCCCTATCGTTCAATTACGACCAAGACGTAATTAGCGAAGTCCGTCAAATGCCCGGTGCGATTTGGAACGCCACTAATAGGGCATGGTTGGTTCCTATTGAGGCGAGCGACGAGGTGTTGGCGTTCGTTCAGAATCACGGCGCAGTTATCACCCCCGAAGCCCGACAACTTCTCAACGACGCATCCTCTATGCGTGAAATCATTGACGCTAGTGCCGCCAAAGACGCAGAAATCACCATACCCGGATTTGGCTCCGAGAAACTACAACTGTTCCCATTCCAGCGAGCAGGCGTGGCGTATGCGCTAAAGCGTATGGGGTTTGAGTGGCAGGAGAGCAAGTGGGTTCGCACAAACCACATTGACGGCGGTGTGCTGATTGGCGACGAGATGGGGCTAGGAAAATCGTGTCAGGGTCTAGCGTTGCTGAAAGCAACCGAGTCGTTTCCAGCCGTAATCGTATGCCCAGCGAGCCTGAAACTCAACTGGAAGCGTGAGGCGGAACAATGGATACCGGGCGTTCAGGTGAAAGTTCTATCGGGAACGAGTGGCAACCTACCTGACGCTGATATTTACGTTATCAACTACGACGTTCTAGACCATTGGGTAAATAAGTTCAACAACGTTCAGGGCATTGTTCTAGACGAAAGCCACTACGTCAAGAACGGTCGCACAATCCGTTCTAAAGCCTCTATACAACTCTCTGACCGTGTTGCCGACGGCGGTATTCGTGTCTGCCTATCGGGAACACCTATCGTCAATCAACCGCTAGAAATTATGACGCAGTTGCGGATTATCTATCGCCTTGACGAACTGTTTGGCGGTGCGACACAGTTTAGAAACACCTACGGGCGAGCGAGCAAGAAGTCGTTGGCTCTACTCAATCGCAAACTACGTTCGTCGTGCTACGTTCGTCGGCGCAAAACGGAAGTGCTGACCGAGTTGCCACCTAAGCGTTGGTCGCACGTCATTATCGAGGGCGACCCGAAGGTGATGACCGAGTATCGCAAGGCAGAGGCGGACATTGTTCGCTACCTATCGGAACTGGCGATGAAACTGGCGTTGGAAAGCGGTGCTGATACAGAGGAAGCCCAGAACGAGGCGTGGCAACGTGCGCTACGGGCTAGGGCGGCAGAACACCTAGTCTCTATCGCCACCCTAAAGCAACTAGCCGCTAAGGCAAAGATGCAAGCGGCGAAAGAGTGGATGGACGACTTTCTGGCGCAGGATAAAAAACTCGTGGTGTTCGGTTGGCACAAGAGCGTCGTGGATATGGTCGCAGACGAGTTCTCAAACGGCGTGAAGATTCAGGGCGGTATCACCATTGAGAAGCGTCAGGCGTATGTCGACCTATTCCAAAACTCTGACGAGCAAAAGGTGATTTCTTGCCAGATAAAAACGGCTGGCGTTGGCTTGACTTTGACCGCCGCATCCGACGTGCTGTTCATTGAGCAAGGCTGGACACCAGCCGAGATGGAGCAAGCCGTCGACCGTTGCCACCGTATCGGACAACAAGACAGTGTGACCGGCTGGCTTATGCTCACGGCGAACACCATTGACGAGGACATAGCGGCTCTCATTGACGCAAAACGGGCGGTGGTGAACCGAGCAATTGACGGCGCACCAGAGAGCGACGACGAGGAAGAAACCTCAATGGTTGGTGACCTGTTGGTTGCCCTAGCCGAGCGTGGTCTGGCGCAGGCTAGTTAGTCTGGCGAGATTTCCAAATCGCAGTTGCATCGGCGGTAGGTTTCAGCACGGAAATCGGCAGGTTGAGGCAGTCAGTCCAAAACTTAGTGCCGTTGCTAGTGTCGGTTTCACCAGCCTTCCAAATCTTGCCATTGTTCTCAACAATATGACGATTGGCTACCCCGATTAGGTGGGCGTGACCGTAGCCCCTAGCAAAGCGTTCAGCAGGGTAATCACGATTGCGCTGGAGGCTCACAAAGCCCCAGTAGGCGACGTTCTGGTGTTCGTGGTTATACATCGGGATGGAAGCGTCATAGGACAACTTAGGTATCACCGTGCGGTCTTTGGTCTTGATGTCCAAACGACCCGACCCGACGATTGTGATGTCGTGCGTCGTAGTGAAATCGTCTGTGTAGGCGACACCCTGTTCGTCTAAATACTCCATGAACACGATTTCACCAAGAACGCCAATGTAGTTGGCTTGCTCGCCACGATAACTGCCCTTGTAAATGGGCATCTTGCTTACGGCTTCCTCAGCCCGAAGGTAGTGGTGTTCTTTGAGTGCGATGGAAACGTAAGCCACCGGCAAATACTACGGCTGTAATTACGCCGTGTCCACTCTTTTCACTACAGAGTTAGATGCCCTCAGCGTGGTTGCCAACGCCAGCGACATTTTTGGCGTTCTCAACTGCCTTTTCAGCAGCATCAACCCTGTCCTGTGCCTCACTCAAACGCTGACCTGTGGCGTGTGCGGAAATAATGCCATTTACGTCGTCGTCGCCCCGTCGGTTTTCTAGCACTTGGGTATCGTGGGCGACTGCTCGCAGGTTGTTGTGTGCCATAGCGGCATTCTCGTGAGCGTTAGCAACGTCACGCAGTTTTCCAGCCATTGCGCCGGTAGCCTTGTTCGCCAATGCGTGATACTGCTGGGCTTCTTGGTGGTGCATATCCGTCTGCCGTTGTGCCCGTGGTTCCACCGAGCGAGCCGCCGCACCGATACTTGTTGCGCCCCAGCGACCGGGGTCAACGAAACGACCCGGAATTGGCGCACGACCGCCACCGCCGATTCCACCAGAGAACTGGTTGCCGTGAAAAGAGTGTCCTGCCACGTCGCCCTTGAGGATGGCGTGAGCCACAGCAAACGTGGGGGCTAAATCGTCGGTGTGGAACGAGGTCATGCCACTAATTTACACCACAAAAATAGATTAGAGTTATTAGAACTGTCTGGGGTGGTGTAATGGCAACACAGGAGTCTTTGGAACTCTCGTTCTAGGTTCGAGTCCTAGCCCCAGAGCGTAGTGAAATGCTTGACTTTGGACACCTAACCGCAGTAGTGTGTCTCTAATGGCAACCGCACACATCTACATTGGCGACGTTCTAAAGCGTCTAAGTGAAATCCCCGACGGAACCGTGCGAACGTGCGTTACTTCACCGCCTTACTTTGGACTTCGTGACTACGGAACCGCCTCTTGGGAAGGTGGAAACCCAGAGTGCGACCACTCAATCAACCAAATTGACGCTGACAACAAGCGTGACGGGCAGTTTGAGGAACGTGTCTTTCGTGGTGATAGGTCGGCGTGTATCAAGTGCGGTGCGACCCGTGTGGACAGCCAAATCGGATTAGAAAACACCCCCGACGAGTATGTAGCGAACATGGTCGCCGTATTCCGTGAGGTGAAACGAGTGCTGACTGATGACGGAACCCTCTGGCTCAACATTGGCGACAGTTATGTTGGTGGAAAAGGACAGTCAGGACAGGGAAATCCAGACAAACAAGCGCAACGTGCCAGCGAGGGCGTGAGTATCAACCAAGCCCATCACCAAATCGCAGGACAGGGCAAGACACGACCCACCGACGACCGACAGGCGATGCGTGAGGCTGGGCTGAAACCCAAAGACCTAATGGGCATCCCGTGGCGAGTAGCGTTCGCTCTACAAGCAGACGGCTGGTATCTACGCTCGGACATCATCTGGGCAAAGCCCAACCCGATGCCAGAGAGCGTCACCGACCGCCCGACCAAAGCCCACGAATACGTCTTTTTACTAAGCAAGTCGCCTCGCTACTACTACGACAGTGAAGCCATCAAAGAGCCAGCCATCTACGCAGGTGACGATAGGGGAAGTCGCACTGACGCTCGACGTGGCACGGGTATGAACTCAATGTCGGGTGTCACTGGTGAAACCAAGAACAAGCGTGACGTATGGACAATCAACACCAAACCCTTTCGTGGCGCACACTTCGCAGTAATGCCCGAAGCGTTGGTGGAACCGTGTGTATTGGCAGGCTCGGCAGAGGGCGATACCGTGCTTGACCCTTTCACCGGAAGCGGAACGGTGGCAGTTGTCGCTATGCGCTACGGGCGCAACTTTGTAGGCACAGAACTCAACCCCGAATACGCACAAATCGCCTACGAACGAATTACGGGCGACGCACCAATGTTCAATCAAGTGACGCTGGTGGAATAGTGGAATACGGCGTAGGGCATCCGAGTTTCGACGAGAGTCGTGAATTGGAAACGTTGTTTATGCCGAGCGTAGTGAAATACCTTTTAGACCGTGAAGAAACCACCGAAATCCGTGAAGCAAACAAACAAGAGCAACTGACCTACGACATTGACCTGTATTGGTCGCACATTTACAAAGCGCAAGAGATTGAGACTTCCGTTGAGGTGAAAGTCGACGGGCAAGGACACAAGACGGGCAACTTTGCCTTTGAGACGGTCAGCAACAAGCAAGCCGACACCAGAGGTTGTTTCTTGCGAACTGAAGCAGACGAAATGTATTACTTACTCGCCGGTAGCGGTGAGTTGTATAGGTGGAAAACTAACGTAGTGCGTGATTGGTTCATAGAAAACCGCAAACGTTTCCGTGAGGTGACACCTCAAACGCCCAGTAGCAATGGTCGCAAGGGCTATTCCTCAACGTGTTCGCTGGTTCCTGTAGGTTTGCTGGTGAAAACATTTGGCGCAAGCGTCAAGAAAGAAATCTTGACCGTCCCCGAATTGCCGGAAAGGTATCGCAAGTGACCAACGAACTGCCAGCCGACGAATACGTTTTGGAACACGCCGAACGGAAACTGAAGCGTGTCCATAGTGAAAAGTTGTGTAAGGGGCGGCCTTGCACGGTTCACACCAAGACCGACCACTCAATGCGGTCGTTCCCCCAGAATTGGCGAGACGACATTCGCATTATGGAACGGGTCTGCCCTCACAACGTCGGTCACCCCGACCCTGACGAGTGGGCATTACAAACGGGAACGCACGACGGCACACACGGCTGTGACGGCTGTTGCGTAGGAGCATACGAGGTGAAAAATGATTGACGAACTAAAGGCGTGGGCAAAATGGGTGCGACACCTGTGGATTAGTCGAACACCACTGGAACGTTTGGCTATGTTCTGGTTGCACTTTCTAACTATTGGCGTGTGCGCAGTAGCAGGATTGTTTCTGCTGACGATGTTGGTTATCGCCTCTTGGGATTACTGGCAAGTAACCGTCTTTGACGTGGTGCTTTGTTTCACCGTTTGGGCGAGTTGGAAAGTATCCAATGACTGACCACGAACCGCAGTACCCCGACCCATCACTTATCGCCAGCATTGAGCATCAAGGTGAAAAGTTGGGCTACCTCGTCGCAAAGGTTGAGGAAATGTTTGCGAACCACGCCAAGTATGACCTTCACCAAGTATTGCTGTCGCACAGTTTGGAATCGTTAGAGACAACACGCAAGTGGATGGCTGGCGAACTTACTGACGAACAGGGCGCAGTTCTTTTCACCTCACTCTTGGAACGCACGGCACAAATCCAAGACGAAATCAAGGTCGCACACGCAAAAAACCTGAACCGGCTACACACTATGGTCACCGACGCTATGGAACGTGGCAAGGGTCAGCAAAACGAACTCAACACGTTTCTAGACGGCGTTCTAAACACAGGAGAATAGTGAAATGCCAGACGACATGGTAAATCGCCCCAAGCACTACGCAACTGACCCCAGCGGCATTGAGTGTATCCAAATCACCCGACACCGCAACTTCAACATCGGCAACGCATTCAAGTATTTATGGCGAGCCGGTCTAAAGGACGAGGCAAAGGTGATACAGGACTTGGAAAAAGCCATCTGGTATATCCAAGACGAAATCCGCCGACTAAAGGGCGAAACGGTCGCACCGCCGACCTGATTTTTCACCTCACAAAATCTAAAAACGTGTCGTAAGTTTGTGCCATAACCTACTTAGGAGGCGCATTGTGCGAGACACAAGAACTTCTGTCCAAGTGATTATCTTTCGCCCAGACGAGTGGATAGTCGTTGCTCTCGGCAATGAAATGGGCGTGAAACTCGCCACCTATCCGACCGAAGCAGAGGCAAACGAGTGCGCCAGCCGGATTGAACAAGGGTTGAGCAGGCGTTAGTGGCGTAGTGAAATAACTACTGTAGGGTAGTAGTTATGAACATCAACGTCAAGGCTGAAAAAGTCGCTATCGACAGCATCAAGCCTCACCCCAAGAACCCCCGTTTGGGCGACATTGCGCTCATTGCCGAGAGTTTGGAAAAGAACGGGCAGTATTCACCAGTCGTCGTATGGAACGACACGATTATTGCTGGCACACACACTTGGAAGGCTGCCAAATCGCTGGGTTGGAAAGAAGTGGCGATTACTCGCTACGAGGGTAGTGAAAAGGACGCACTACGGGTTCTCATTGCCGACAACCGCACCTCTGACGTTGCTACCTACGACAACGTGTATCTGTTGGAACTGCTGAAATCACTGCCAAATCTAGAGGGAACGGGCTATGACTTGGCAGACCTTGACGACCTTGACGGGCTAGGTGATTCCGAAGGCGGTGGCGTTAGTCAAGAAAAAGACGAGCCAGAAACCAGCGACGAAAAGCCAGACACGGTTCCAATCCGCATTGGCGACTGGTTTGGTGAAATCGACGGCGAAATCCATAACCTTTGGCTAGAGTCAGTCGTAGATGCTGTAGGCGACAAGAAATCCAAAGTGGTTGCTGAAATCAAGGCGAGGCTGGATATCCCGACCGAACCCAAAGCACCGAAAGAACCCAAAGCCAAGAAAGCCGGTGGAACCACCAGCGAGCAATACTCACTTGGCGAAACCGAACTCGTTTCACTAAACGAACTAAAGCGGTTCCCCGGTAACGCCCGTGAAGGCGACATTGGGGCTATCAGCGAGAGTTTGCGCCTACTGGGGCAATACCGACCCATCGTGGTGAATAAGAGAACCAACGAAATCCTAAAGGGCAACCACACAGCGGCCGCAGCATCAGCACTCGGCTGGACACAAATCGCCGTCGTCTGGGTTGATGTTGACCAAGAGCAGGCAACTCGTATTGTTCTGGCAGACAATCGCACGGCGGACAAAGCGACCTACGACAACGACTTGCTACTTTCCACCTTAGAAAGCCTTGACACCCTTGACGGAACAGGGTTTGACCAAGAGGAC